TCCAATAAGTACGCCATGCCACTCCCGACACCCACACCAGCGCCTATTATTGAAGTTAATGATATAATACCGAAAGCCATGCCGATGTGTGTCGAATTCGGCATTTTTATTTACTCTGAAAAAAAATTAACGTAAAATCTTCACTTTGGAACCGTCATCACAACCACACGACGTGTACGTACCACTACCCTTCGATTTTTTGGAAGACTTCTTGATCGGGGCACCCAGGTCATCGCTCATGCCAAGATCCAACGCCCCCAGTTTAGAGGTTTCCTTCTTGCTCATCGCCGGGGATCCGATGATGGACGAACTTTCGCTCACCGGCGCGGGAGCCGGTTGCTTTTTCTGGGATTTTGCGTCCTTTTTCATCTTCTTGGTGACAGCGGGGGGTTCTTCCCCTTCGAGGTACGATGTGTATTCTTCAACGGTATCTTCAAACGGCGCTTCGTCATCAGTGAAATCGTCTTCACTGTCGCTGAGATCATCTTCACTGTCGCTGAGATCATCGTCGGTAAAATCGTCATCTTCGTCGTCGGTAAGATCTTCGTCTTCGTCGTCGGTAAGATCGTCTTCGGCATCTCCTGGCATACCACCTTCTTCGCCCTTGTACGATTCCTTTTCAATCGGTTTAACTTGCATCAAACCCCAAACGATAAGAAGAAACACGACGCTATGGAGAGCCAACCCCTTGATGCTGGGACATCCATTAGGAGAAGACACCCACTTGCCCAACACTCGGCGCATGAGACGGAAAGTCGCCGGGTTGGCGATAGAAAAGAAAATTACGGCAGAAATCATGGAATACACGAATTTGTCCTGGGCACGCTTGCCATTACACCCACATCCACAATCCTTAAAGACACCCATTGGTTTGTTTTAAAATACATGAAGAAAAAAAAATCATTTAAAGGTTGGACTCATGAGAGATATATACAACTATACACAATGTCACTCACTATCCAGCAATCATCCGAGTTCCAACCTACTTCTGTAATCCTTTCGAAACTGCGCAAAAACAAGAATGGCGGCAAAGCTGTCTATCTTAATAGTGGCGACAACAAGAAACTTTTCCTTCAACTCCCGTACATGCGGTCTCCGTACGGTCTCTCCGCCTTCACTGACGAGGGGACGGGGAGAACATCTTACAGCCTGGATCTTTCCTTTGATCCGGACAATGCCGAAGCCATGGCTCTACAGGAAAAGTTGAAAGAGCTCGACGATATCATCGTTAATACTGTGGCAGAAAACAGCGAAGAATGGTTGGGAAAATCGTTCAACGTGGCCGTTCTGAAAGAAGCTCTATACAAGCCCATGGTCCGACCGGGTAAGGAACAGTATCCGGGTACCCTGAAACTCAAAATTCTGACGAAGCCCGATGGTAGCTTCGTCCCCGAAGCCTATAATAATCTTCGCCAACCAGTCCCCCTGGATTCGGTTGAGAAGGGACAAAAGGTTTTGACGATTGTTGATCTCAATCAAATTTGGTTCATCGACAATAAGTTTGGCGTTACCGTGCGACTCCAACAAGCCCTCCTCGAACCCTCTACGAAATTGCCCTCGTTTGCTTTCCAGGGTGTTGGTGCCCCAGAAGATGAAGTCGATGATGACATCGAAGTAGATGAATAAACATAAAAATAGATACTTTGTAATAAAAATACCCAGACGTCCCCATTAAAAACTCAAAAAAATTCTTGGTTTCTAATAAGGATGGTTAAGTTGGCACAACTTGTCCACATAGCGAATAGTGCTAAAACAAATGCCCAGAAGAACGCGGTTGGTGAAGAAGTTAAGAAAATCCTACGAGGAAAAAAGGATGGCGTCTCAAAGGCGTGTTACCCTGAGAATCATTTTTTCACTAGGATCCAACAAAAACCACTCTTAATCAATAAGGCGACACGATTACGTGCCATAGGGAAGGGTCAGTATGGTACAGTCTTCTATGGGTGTATCGATGATAAATGTGCCACACAGGTCGCGATTAAGGTTACGACAGAAGAAAGCGCCAAGATGGAGTATCGTATAGCCGAAAAATTGAAAGGAATGGGCGCACCGCGCATGTATCATTTCAAATCGTGTCGCACTGACGATATTCTTTATTTCGAATACATAGACGGTAAAAGCCTTCAGGCATGGATAAAGACCAAACCAAGCGAGGCCGCGGTTAAAAAGGTCATCGGACAATTGATACAAAACCTGGCCAACATTCATAAAAAATACCCAAAATTTAGACACCACGATCTTCACTCGAACAACTTACTCATTCTTAAAACGAAGGGTGGATTTAAACCAATAATCATAGATTTTGGTATGTCCACCATGGAAGGTGTGAGAAACCCGATCGTAACATCCGGGGAACTCGCCTCGTCTCACGGTATTGGTAGTAAAAGTCATATAATGTATGACGCACACTTCATTCTTAATTCAATGTTTTACGAATTCGCGCCATATAGTGGTTATAAACAGACGAAGGAATTCTTGCGCGATGTATTACCCGAAGAGTACCGAGGACCGCAGGGACAACGGTGGACGGAGTCCAGTTGGGGCAAATACGTTGATAATTACAGATTGGTAATGGGTGCGAAACACAATTTTCCAACCTACGAAACAATTTTAAAACATCCATTCTTAAGTACTACAACAAAGATGAAGAAGAATATTCTCAAAAAGGTTCTACCGCCAACGAAAAAGAAGGCTATCACCCCTCGCGCTCCACCCCCGCCCTCGCCTAAGAAGAGTGCCAATCAATCGAGCGCCATCCGTCGCGCCGTGGCTGTCCTCCAAAAGAATGCTGAAAAGAAGAAGGCGCCGTTAAAAAGACCCGGTATCGCCCGGGTTAAGTCGGTCGAAAAGAAGGCTCCAAAGACGGCTGTCGCGAAACCAAAGATATCAATCAACAAGAATGGTGACACCAAAATTGACAGACGGAAGTGTCGTCTCTACAAGAAAGACGAATTAGTTAAGAAATTTAAACTCGATCCAACACTGACAAAGGATGAAATGTGTAAGAAAATTTTAGCTATGAAATAAGTAACGCGATCACCGCCTGTACATCACAATTTTTTTCGTGACATATATTAAAATGTTAGACGAATCTTATGCCGTCGCACCCTCTGTCGAAAAACCAGAAGAGACGAAAAAAACGAACATCGCCCCGTACGTGATGATTTTACTCGTATTGGTGGCCCTCTTCGTTGCCTGGAGATTGTTCGGCAGAAACATCATTCATATCTAAATTTGTAATAAATCTTATACCCCGACAATAATTAAAATATTCATAAATAGTAACATGATTGCTTTAATTATTCTCCTTATTTTGGATATCTATATTTTATATAAAACAGGAAGCCGTCAGCAACCAAAGGAAGTCGCCGGAAAAGGCAAGACCTGGACTGTTTACGGGACCATGGGATGTGGATGGACTCTTAAACAGCTAGAGTGGTTTAAAAAATCGGGTAAATCCTATAAATTTGTCGATTGCGACAAAGAAGGATGTCCCGGAATGGAGGCTTTCCCTACGCTCATTAGCCCAAAAGGCGAAAAAATTGTCGGGTATAAAGAAGTCTAAAGACCACGAACGACGGACAACGCGATAGAGAGGATAAAAGCTTCAAGAAGCGTATCAACCTTTCTCAACATGCTTACGTGCTTCACCAGCGACCTGTTCCAAAGAAGCTTAAGTAAGAATGTGCTGATGACGAGATTGAGTAAGAACAAAATAATGATGCGAGTACGCTCATTCGGGCTTCGGGTTTGGGAGATTTCCTTTAACATTTAATATTAGTCAATAATTTTTTTCTGAAGTAAACTTAAATGGCGAAGGATTTGCCCTTGTCTGGTTCTGAAAAAAAATTCACCAATAGACGGTGGGGGTCAAAGACAGGAATCGATAATAACAATTGCTACGCATACGCCGTGGGTGACTACGAGGCGTATCGATGGCAGAAGAGTATTCCAGGTGACAGATCCGGTCTTTCAAATAAAGGACACACCTATACACACTGTACAAGTCTCCCAAAGAGAGTTTTGTCCGATAATCCCACCAAAATATACAAAGTCGCAGCGAACGAAAAGTGCAAAAAGGGGTATTACAAAGTGATGATGTTTGTTAGTCCCGGGAGACCCACAAATTATATTAGAATGGGAGATTTCCACTTCTACAAACAACACGGTGTCGTTGAATATAAAGTGAAAGAGGGTGATACGGTCGCGAGTTTAAGTAAATTCTTCAAAGTACCGGAATCAAGAATTCGTAGTGCGGGTAAGATCGAAAAGGGTAAGAAAATCGTTTTTAAAGCTAATGTGTTCTCTCATAAGAGGGGCTGGGCCACAGGTCCTCTTTTGAGTGATGCGTCTGGTAAAATGATAAAGGATCCTAGATATGCGGCAAGGAATTATCCTGGTTTAAATTACACAACCTACTGTAGTTCATTCTGTGTCCGTGACACGGGAATCAAAGTCGGAAAGACTCATCCCAAGGTCAGACAGAAGGCTTCTAAGGTCTAATACGTTTTCTATATCAAAATTGATGTCACATTCATTTAGAAAATCCATCATGGCTTCTGACTCCGGTACAACTCTAGATTCGGAGTTTTCTGTATCATTGTTCTTAACAGTTATTGTCACAGAAAACTTAGAAACATCAAATAGTTTTCGACATGTAGGACACGTGTTCTTACCTTTTTCTTTCCATTTATCTAAACATTCCGTATGAAATATATGTCCACACCGTAGGCGTGTATTTGATCTGGTCGATCTAACCTCTGTAAGACATATAGAACAGGGAGAGGACATTAAAGTATTGGTATAAGTTTTTTTTGCGTATTTTACGTGATTAGTTAGTATCCGGTTTAATGAGACCCTTTTTCGCCTGTTCCTTTTGGAGTTGTTCAATCACGGCCGGACCGCCTTTCTGGAGAAGTTGTCGGTAGGAATAATTATCCGCATATTGAACACCATTTTTTTGCATGATGTGGTTATTCAAGAGCTGTGCTGAAGAGTTAAGAGAATACTGACGACCATCTGCCATTCCAAGTCGTTGCGACATGATCTGATTTACCATGACGTTAGAAATTAATTTTTCTATTTGTGATAGTCTTGAGCCATGAATGATACCCACTGTCGCGCAAGGCATCGACCATGGTTTCAATTTTGTGTCCAAGAAATATATTGAATATGTCCTTGTCTTGAGTTTCGGTAACCCGAATTTTTTCATTTTGGTTAATGTGTTGATTGATGATATTGTATGCGAACACGATCTCCTTCAATGTCTCCGCCCCGGTGATGATAACTTTACCAGTACTAAAAATACTGGTTGTAATTTCTTTCATTTCCTCCGCTGGCCTGAACTTGATCTTCACCGCCGAATACCGATCCGGTTCAAAGCTAATCTTAAAAATATCCGAATGTTTTTCAAAATGTTGCGCAACTTCCATAAGATTGACGTTATAATTCAAACTGAAATTACTGTTTATCATGACCACACGGAAAGAATCCAATGGCGTGGGCTTTTCCAAACCTAGACAGATTTTAAACAGATATTCCAACTGAGTAATGATTCGCTTTGCGTCGATGAGATCAGATGCGCCCGCGATCTGGATAGAACCATTTGGGAAGACTTTCACGGACTTGACGGAGTATTGATCCTCGTATGTGAGGGTGATTTGATTATAGAATGTCGTGGGTTTCAGTTTCCACTCAAATCCATCAAAATCTGAACCAATACGCCGGAGTTTTATAGAACCATTTTCTTCAAAAAGCTGTCGGAGTTTTTTAATCTCAATTTCCCGTTCGAATTTAGAAATCACGGTTATAGTCGTAATTTTAATCCATGAAGGTTTATATTCATCGGGCATCTTAGATCTAAACTCATCCAGAGTTAAGAGGTAAGAAAATGTATTATTGGCGATACTCGAATATTTCATTCTTTTTGACTTAAAAAAATCATGAACCGAGGTAACTTAGGAAGTCTTTAATGTCATGTTAATGAGTTTAAAAGAAAGCACGGAGATTAGTCTATGACGTCATTCTTAAAGAGTGCGCTGAATGTCGTTGATCTCGATTCTAATTTAAATTATGTGGAAATAAAATATACTAAATGGAACTATAATTCTAATACATATGAAGATTTTACCGATTACTTATATACGTCCAGTAAGGGTGATTGGACAGAAATCACCTGTTCTAAACAAGATATCCAATATGAAAATTTTCTACAAACCATGGTTGAAAAAACGATCGAATCCACGCAACGAATGGCTTTGATCGCTCTAGATAATTTACTCGCTAGAAAGAATTTGGGAAATCATGATGTTATACGTATTATGAATACGTGTAAAATTGTGAATCCTACGTTTAAAGTGCCTTATATAAACAAAAACAATACGTGGCAGATTGAATTTGCTAGAGGATTTATTCGAGATTATTTACCGGACGCCATCGAATGTTGTCTCAATAAGAAACGATTGAGTAGGATGTTTACCGTTTTGAAGCTAATCGACGAACAATGAGTATTATTGCGGCAATAGTGGCAGTAACACACACAATCTTAATTATAGTTGTCCTGGTATCGTCCTCATCTTTATCTATGGGGGGTTCTAAACCGGTATCGATATTTCTCTTTTGAATCGGCAAACTCTTGTCGACGGCTGGCCGAGAGCACCAATCTAACGTATTATCGCCCGCAGAAATACCATATTTACATATGGGACTCTCTTCTGGTTCGGCAACACCCGGGGTTTCATCTTTGATAGATCCCTTAAATTCGGATTTAAGTGTTTTACGACTCCCACCCGGCAACGAAAAATCGTTCTGAACAAATGGATTAATCTTATCTATGGCCGCCTCATCATCGATCATACAAGAACTCATTATTTATTATAATCTTACATTTTATATTTTTTAG